GCGGGGTTGCATTGATGAATATATCCCAGAAGGGCATAAACTTGTGTAACGGTCAAGCCTGGGAAATAAAAGAGGGGACTGACGGTCGTGATAAAACCGAGTATAACCTGACCGCCCCGATTGGGATAACGCAATACCAATTGGATATCAAGCAAAGGATTCTCTTTTAACATAGCGTTACTGAAAGGTAACTAAATTCTTTCCTGGGACATCCCAAGAAAAAGAGTTTAACTCGGGCTATGTTAAAAGTAAATAATAAGAAGGTTTAATATAGATGCTTGAAGTATTACACGATGATAAAGGCAATATCAAGGCAGTCTGTGATTATCTGATAGTTAATAAAGAAAAGGCCTTGGATGATGAGGGATACTGGATGATTATTGAGGAAATAGAGATTAACCCTGAGTATAGAAATAACGGCATGTTGTGGGCAATCATTAAGACACTCTTGGTTAAGTTTCCTGATGTAGAAATATGTTCTTTTAAAAGATTAGCGAAATATCCTAATAGGGTAATGAGGACTTATAATCGTAAACAGTTTGAGTTGTTAATCAAGGGAGGGCGAGATGGGTTCAAGTGGAAAGAGTAAAGCAGCTTTGGGAGCAGCATTAGGAGTTCTACTTGCTGCCCCAACCGGTGGAATGTCAATGGGGATGGGAGCGGCATACGGAGCAGCGGCAGGTGGAACAGTTGGTTCGATGGAAGATACAAATAAACTACAAAAGGCAGCACTTTCAAATTTACCGATAATGCCTGAAGTCCCTAAAATAGAAGATATGGCAGGGACAGCAGCAGCCAAAGCTAAATCCAAGCGTTCAGCAATAGCAAGGTCAAGGTCTATATTCACTTCACCGTTAGGAATAGCAGGGGAAGCGGAAGTAGCAAAGAAGACATTACTCGGTCAATAGGAGATATTATGGATAAAATGGAAAAACCAAAGGCAGCACAACTGATTGACAGGTTCAAGCAGTTATTGTCCAGCCGTTCTAACTTCGAGTCCTACTGGCAGAGCCTGCATGATTACTTCTACCTGGAATCACCTGACATCAGCAAAGGATACTATCCAGGTTCAGAGTTAGACTCCACTTATCTATGGGATTCAACAACCTTAGAAGCAGGCGATGTCTTAGCCTCCGGGTTTATGAACTATCTTACACCGCCTACAAGCAAGTGGTTCAGGCTACGGGCAAAGAACCCTAATTTAGGGGAGAACAAGGCAGTATCTGATTACCTGGAAGATGTGGCTGCGGAAGTGAACTACACCTTAAACAGGTCTAACTTCTATGACCAGGCATTTCCTGCTTACAAGTCATCAGGTATCTACGGAACATCCATACTCCTGGAAGAAGAAGATGTCACTGACGAAGCAAGGTTCTACTCATTACCCTTAAAACAATGCGTTATCGTTGAGGACGGCAGGGGCAGGGTAATTGAATACTACATTGAGTTTGAATACAGCGCATTCCAGGCGGCAACCAGATGGGGCGAGGACAAGTTATCTGACGCAATGAAGCAGGAACTGACTAACAGGCAGGACAGCCAGAAGCACAAGTTCTTATTATTTATTGCCAAGAGGAACGCAAGAGATATAACCAGGGTAGATAAGAAGAACATGCCCATTGAGGCAACCTGGATAGATGTTGAGGCAAGGCAGATAATCGAAGAAGGCGGATATAATGAGTTCCCTGCTATGACGCACAGGTTTGACAAGCGTCCTTTCATTCCCTGGGGATACAGCCCTGCTATGAAATCCTTACCGTTTGCCAGACTGCTGAATGCGGTAGCCAAGACTAATCTAAGGGCAATGATGAAGCATACTGACCCACCAGTAGCCTTGCCGGAGAATGCCTTCTTAATGCCGTTCAACGCTAATCCCAGAGCAATCAATTACTACAAGAAGTCGGCAATGGACAGTTCAAAGGACATATTCGCTTTCGGCAACTTCGGCGACCCTGAGTGCGGAATGAATGCGGTTGAGTATTACTCACAGAAGGTAAAATCCCTGATGTTCAATGATGTATTCCTTGCCTTTGAGAACCTGACCAAGCAAATGAATAACCCGGAGGTAATGGAACGGATTAACGAGAAGATGACCCTACTTGGCCCGGCCGTAGGCAGGTGGACTGCTGAGGTATTGAACCCTATCATTATCAGAACCGTAGGGATATTATTCCGCAGGGGTAAGCTCCCTCCGCCACCGGATGCTTTAATAGAAGACCCTAACTATGAGATAGACTTCGTAGGACAGTTAGCGCAGGCACAGCGCAGGTCAGAGTTAAACACGCTGGTAACTGCTTTGACAATGGTCGGACAGATGGCACAGTTCGCCCCTGATGTTCTTGATAAGGTTGACACAGACAGGACAGCTGATGAGGTATGGGCTATCACAGGCGCACCTGTTCAGGTATTAAGGGACGATTCAGAGATACAGGAGTTAAGGGAAGCAAGAGCAGAACAGGCAGCAATGAACCGTCAGTTAGCCGTGGCAGGCGCAGGAACGGAAGTTGCTGAAACAGCCAGTAAGGTTGACTTGAATGTGGCGCAGGCTAAAGAGAAGGTTGCTCAATGAACATAAGACCCTCATTTGTGGTCTATCTTAATAATGTATTTAATATAATCAACAATGGGTTTTGTGCAGAGATAGGTGTTTCATCAGGGTATAATGCGTCGGCAATGCTTCAACAATCGAATATCCAGTTGCTGTTGATTGACGATTACAGGAACAATGTAGAAACACCCGACGCCGAGAATATAGCCAAGAAGGTATTAGAGCCGTTCGGTTCAAGGATAGTATTCATCAGGAAGCCGTCAGTAGAAGCAGCCAAAGTGGTTCAGGATAGTTCTTTGGATTATATCTATATTGACGGTGGACACGAATACGAGGATGTCAAGACCGACATAGAGGCGTGGTATCCTAAACTCATTAACATGGGAATGCTGGCGGGACACGACTTCTGGAAGAAAGAAGTATCTGAAGCAGTCTCCGAGTTTGCCAATAAGGAAAAGTTAGCGGCTTTCGGGGTAACAGCATTCGGCAATATCTCAAAAGGGATAACTACCAATGCGGCTATGATGTGCGATTGGTGGCTGTTCAAGGGGGTAAGTAATGGAATTAACTAATATCGATGATGTCAAGGGATTACAGTCTAACCTGCACATTATCTTTGACGGTGAACCCGGAAAAGAGGTAATGAAGTTCTTGGAACATTCCTGCGGTTGGTATGAGTCAATCTTCGACCCCATCAACAAAGACCGCATTCTTATAAATGCAGGCAAGCGTGAAGTAGTGGCTACGCTGAAAACGCTGCTACGATTACCAGCCGAGCAGATAGTTGCTATGGCTAAAAAAATGGAGGAATAAAATGGAGAATCAGGATAATCTGGCTACCCAATCACAGGACAATACCCAGACCCAACAGGAAGATACTACGACAACTCAAGATACCACGACTACAACCCAGGCTGCAGCACCGATTTTTACTTGGAAATCTAAGTTAGGGGCGGATATATCAAATGCTCCTACATTACAGAAGTTCGAAGATACCACGGAAGGATTAAGCAAGGCATTTGAAAGCCACCTTTCGTTAGAAAAACTATTAGGGCATGAGAAAGTCCCTATCCCTAAAGACGCCAACGATACTGAAGGCTGGGCAAGGTTCAGCAAGGCAATGGGAATACCCGAGAAGGCAGAGGGATACGGGCTTACAGATGTAGAATTACCAGGCAATATGAAGGATATGTCCTTTGACAAGAAGCAGTTTGCCGAAACAGTCCATAAACATAAACTGACGCCAAGCCAAGCTAAAGGACTGTGGCAGGATTATACCAAGATGTCAATGGACGCCTATGGTAAGTTCCTGAAAGAGCATCAGGATCATCTGAACAATGTTGTCAATACTCTGCGCGCCGAATGGGGCGATGCCTATGATGTCAATGTGGAATTAGGCCAGACTGTAATCAACAAGTTCGCAGGCGATAAGGAAACGGAAGACTTCCTGACTGCAACATTTACCAAAGACCCCAGGGCAGTCAAGTTCCTTGCTGCGATAGGTAATCAGTTTGCCGAGAATAAGGTCGGAGAGTTCCAGTTAAAGAGGTTTACATTATCACCCGATGACGCTAATGCCGAGATAAATAAGATTTTACAAGACCCTGCTCACCCGTATCTGAATGACAAGGCAACACCGGCTGAGAGGGAAAAAGCTATTTCGTATGTAAATTCGTTGTATGCGTTAATTAACAAAGCTAAGAAAGGATAAGCGACAGAAGCCCCGGACTTGGTGCAGTAAAAGGTCAGACAAGCCATTGCCCTGACACAAGAGTAAATTGCGACAGGACGCCCCTTTTAGGACAAGCGGACATAAGCAATCAATATTAACCACAACAATAAGGGAGAGTTAAGAAATATGGCTCGTCCTAAGATTAGGTTCTTAGGAAGGCTATTATTTACCTTAGCTGAAAATCGATGGCAGATACACAGAATGAGATTTATGCGCAAGCATATGGCCGGAATATAATGCAATTAGCACAGCAGAAATATTCCAAACTCATAAATTATATTTTTATGAGACCGAATGTCCGGGGAAAGACCTTTTTCCAAGATAGGATAGGGGAATGGTCGATGTCAGTAAAGGGCGGACGCAATGTAACAACGCCTAATAATGACCCCAATTTAAGCAGGCGTATGGGAACGCTTGTGGATTATCACGATGCAAGGCTTCTGGATAGGGGCGACGAAATCAGAACCATATCCGACCCGAGAAGCGCCTATACAATAGCGGCAGCTCGTTC